CAAGCAAAGTTTGTGCCTGTTATGCCTAACATGGATGAGTTGATGGCGTTACCATATATGGAGCGTATTAACAACGACATAAACGCATCGTATGGGGTTATGCCGATTATAACAGGAAGTACTGCTGGTGTTGGTGGATTGAATGCAGAAGGAGAGCAAATTAATATATTTGATAGAACTATTTTAGAAACGCAGAATTGTATTGAGATGGGATTCTTTAAACCGTTATTGAAGATAATGGGAATTAAAACTTGGAAAGTTAAGTTTGGAGATATTAATGTAAAGAACGAGCAGCAACATTTGGCAAACATGTTACAGAAGGCAAATATAATTACTGTTTTGAATAAATTAGGAATTAAAGCTACTTTGGATAAGGATGGTAATTTGAAGTTACCAGATGAGCCTACGGTTGTAATACCTGAGACAAAACCAGAGGTAGGTGCGTTAAAACCGTGAGTAGTTGTAAGAAGTGTTTGGCAAGTGGAATGCGAGTTCATGTTTTAAGTTCTGGATTATGTCAAGAGTGTCAATCTGAATATGATTGGAAAAATGCGCCAAGAGAGGCACGTAAGCAGGCTAACAAAGCAAGGCGTATTGCAATGTATGAGCAAGGTAAGAAGATAATAGATAAAAAATGGAAAGCTAAGTATGGTGATGATTCTATAGATTCTGTGCTTGGTTACAAATAATGATAACGGCTGAGTGGTCTACAAGAGGTGCTAAATCTATTATTAACCGATTTAGTCAGCAAGACTATTGGAGGGAGATATTTGACCAAGCTTGTGATGAACTTGGTGTAGATGGGATTGCAACAGACGAAGTGTATAACAATTTAAATCGAGAGGGCATTGGTAATGTAACGGGAGCATTAAGGGGTTCGATTGAGGTTCTTACAGACAGGAGTGGTGAGATTACAGTTGGCAGTAATCATCCTGCTGCAAATGCGATTGAATACGGGAATTATTGGGGGCATGAGCAGGTTGACCCTGAATCTTCAACAATTCAACAATATGCACGGTTGTATGGAATGAAGCCGTTTTTATTAGCAAGGGCAATTTCTCGTAATGGATTTTATACCGAAGGGCGGTTTGTATTTACAGATGCAGCAAGCGCGACAAGGGATGCAATAGCAGACGTACTTCCGAAGGTTACGTATAGAATTGCCGCAGAGCGTTAGTTTCCGGAAACTAATCTTTGTTTATATATACATATTTAATGTAAGGTTGTGGCAGACGCACCAGACACGAAGTGGAAGGTCTATCGACCAGATTGGTATAACGAGAGAATCTTAGAGACATTTATTAGTTCTCCTATCGTCGACAAACAGAACGATAAGATAGGTACTGACACGATTAAAGAATCCATGGATTTCTATATGAAATACGGGGTTTATTCATACAAGCATGAGGAGATGCCAGTGGGTCTTCCTCTTGCGTATAAGGTTAAAGATGGTAAAGTAAAATTAAGAGTTGGAGTACACAACCGACTTCCGATGCATGATAGGGTATGGGAAGAGATGAAGATTTACGGTGACAAGGGCGGTTCGTCTATAAGGGGCGAAGCTGAGAAGCAAGAGAAGGTCTGCGAGGGGGATGTCTGCCACAATAACATTTCCGCATTATCTCTTTGGTCCGTATCATGGGTTGGCAACAGGCCAGCTAACCCAGAAGCTACTGTAACAGAGGTTGCAACAGCTAAGGAAGCACCAGAGCCAATAAAGGTGACAAAGCAAGTAACATTAGATGATGTTCAAGGAATGATAGACAATGCTTTGGAAAAGAAGTTAGGAAGGCGAGGAAGTCAATGGTGTATATTGCATCACAGGACACCCGGAAAGATAGGAAAGCCAATCAAGGGGGCTTGTCATCCTACGCGCAGGCAGGCGGAAAGACAGCATGCTGCGATGAATGCACGTAGATTTGGTAAGGCTCGTAAAGCGATTGATGAAATAATGGAAAAATATTTTAAAAAAAAAGAACCATGTGAAGCAGGGTATGAAATGGTAGGAACTAAAATGATGGCAGGTAAGAAAGTTCCTAATTGCGTGCCTATTGGTAAAGCAGAATATCAAGGCAGGAAAGTTGAGTTAAACAAACCTTTTCGATTAAGTAATGAAAAAAAAAAATTTGGAGTTTATGCAAAAAATGAAAAGGGTAATACAGTACAAGTAAAGTTTGGCGACCCTAAGATGGATATTAAGCGTGATGACCCTGACAAACGCAGAAACTTTAGAGCAAGACATAACTGTGACAATCCCGGTCCAAAGCATAAGGCAAGGTATTGGTCTTGTAAAATGTGGAGTACAAGTAATGTTTCTGATATATTAGGCAAGATAGACGGTCACATCTGGGATATAGCAGGCATAAGAAAATGTAAAGTTCAAAAAGGAATAGAAGCAATAAAAGCTCCTAAAAAAAGAAGAGGTAGGCTTGGAGGAAGCCGTGGTTCTTTACGTGGGCGTAGAGGTAAAGGGCCAACAGTTAATGAGTGGGAAAACTGCCTTAACAATACCAGAAGATTAAGAGGATATTACGGACAGAGAATAGGAAAACCAGAGAATTTTTGTGGTAAGTTATGGTGGAAGTATGCAGCTATGAGGCAAGGAGCAAGAAAACCAAATCCCGGCTCACCCGGAACTGGCGGTAGAACTCCAGCTAATGTAGTAGATAGCGTAGGTTATGAGTTTAGAAGGGCCATGTTTTCTGCATCAGGTCCAAAAGGAGAGACATTAAATCCACGTAATATTCGTAGAATTTTAGGAGAAGGTAAACCTACTAGGCGGCGAGGCCCAAGAACCCGTCCGGCTGGTGGCAGAACAAGATACAACGTTTAGGTTTCCGGAAAGTATTGGTTGCTTATATACCCTTTTCGTGGTGTATATACATGACAGAATGCACTTGTGGTGGCAATCACGCCAAGTCTGAGGACGAGGAAATCGTCGAATCAGAGGATGTAGAATTAGCTGCCGGACTTGATGAGCCAGTTGAAGTTGGTAAGGAAGAGGCACTAATGAAAGACATGGAAGCCACACTTGCTAAACTAAAAGAAGTTCTTGCTTATTTAGAAGACATGGGCGAAGAAAAAGCCGAGTTGGATGAAGAAGACGAAGAAGAAGAAGAGGAAGAAGACGAAGAAGAAGAAGAAAAAATGGAAGAAGAAGAAAAAGCAGACACCGTTGATGAACTTCACAAAGCCGTTACAACTCTTAAGAAACACGGCATAGGTGTATATACTGGAAAGAAAACAACTCCAGCACCTAAAAATGACACTCCAAAAGCAGAATCTATTGATTGGAACAACATGACCAAATCTTGGAAAGAGCTTGAAGCAAATATAGGAGATAACTAAATATGGCAATGAGTATGGAAGAATATGTAAACGCCTACTACGGCGGAACACTTGGAATATCCAAGAGGTACGGCATCCGTAAGGATGATACTATTGAGACATCCGACCCAGCAGGTGCTTTCAACACCATGTTCGGGGCTAAAGTCTACAATCAGTTAAACACAAACTCAGAAGTTTTTAAACTTTTGAAGAAAGAACCATGGACACAGTCTGGTTGGAGAGTAATGACAGCACGTCACAGTACGACTGCTGGTGTTGCAGAGGGAGGAGCTTTCCCAGCAACAGAACACTTAGACCTAACTGAAATAACTGCAACTATGAAAGAAGTAGTTACTCCTTGGGAAATGACTTCTAAAGCTGAAATACTATCTAAAGCAGATGATGGTCTTGGTGACTTGGCTGCATTTATGCGAAAGGAAAATGGAGAAGCACACGCTTACTACATTGACCAAATGCTATTAGCAGATACAGACACAGTAGCAGGAAACAACTTTGAATCTTTAGACCGTGTAACAATATCAGATGCAGCAGCACACGCACTATGTAATGACAGAGCAGACGCTGACATTTACGACTTGGACAAATCAGGTCTAACTGCATGGGCAGATGCTTTTACTTCTCACAACAGTGATACACCAGCAGCATTAACATTAACAATGTTAGACAATGCAATTCAATCTGCATTAGAGCAAGGTGTAAACTACAGTAACTTAATTTTGTTAACTGGATATGATACATATCAAGATTTGAAAGCATTAATGAGAACTTCAAGTAACGCAGCATTCAGATATGACTTAGCTGGCGCACCAGCAGGTAGCATGAATGGCGTAGCTGGAGAAGCAGGTTTGAACTTTGATTCCCGTGTTGGAGCATACGATGGAATACCAATTTTCCTATCACAACATGTTGCTTCTGAATCTGATGCAACTGCAAGAATACTCTTGTTAGATATGGATAATTTGGCATTCAGAGTGGCTGCCCCAACAACATATATTGATAATACAAACTTAGCAGTAAGGCAAGCACTTTCTAGAGAATACGCATTCTTAACTGCTGGTGAATTAATCTGTTACAGATTTAACACACAAGGAAGCATTAGAGATTTGGACCAATAGATTGGTAACGAGGCTGATTA